TAAGTAATTTCGGTTCCCGGATTCTCCTACATAAGAGATCCAGCGGTAGCCATCATTAGACCCTTTAGAGTCGTAATGGACCTTTTCGCCCGGCTGATAGACTGCCACGATTTCGCCAGTCAAGCTAGGTTCACGACGGACATTAATTGGGCTATCTCCGACGGTAAATGTAGCATCTTCTGGGAAAAATGGCGCTTCGTGGTTTTCCATAACTTCAGTAACCGCTTCTTTAAGCTCTTGCTTAGTCAATGGCTCACCTTTTGGACGAAAGGCTGTAGGATATAGGGTAGAGTAAGGGAAAGCAACAAGGTTAAATGCCCCTCCTCCATTCGGACCAGCTTCTCCGCCTTGATTTTGTCCAAGAAACCAGCCCTGTGTTCCGTCAATGTCAGCTACGAAGACAGCGACGTGAGAGACGGGCGTCCATTCGTTTTCGGTAAAGATAGCAACTTCTCCACCTTCCAAGTTTTCCACTTCGTCGAAGTAGTCAAGGATACCGTTGTTGTAGCGTTGCTCCCATAGGTCCTTAACGTAGCCAGAAACCATGCAGTTTGCGAACGGCACGCCTAGCCAAAGACAGTATTTAGCGTACCCGTCCCAGCACTGCCAGCCAAAATAACCGTCAATGTCGAATCCTGAGCCTAAAACTTCGTTTTGAAATAATTTGACTTTATCCATTGTGATTTCTCCTCTTATTTTTTCCAAGAGTCATTAGCTGTTTTAACGGCCGACTCAATAAATGTATTTAGCTGGTCGTTAGTAAGATAAATATTGTATGCTTCCAGACTTTCAATCAAGCTAGTTTTAGCATGTTCAAATTTATCTTGACCATTGATTCCCAACTTGCCCGCTACTTGTTCCGTAGCCTGTACGGCGTTTTTAGCTAGGATTTCAGCGGTTTCAATGGCTTTCTTGCCTCCTCTAGTCAAGAGGTACTGTTTGACAGAGTTGACGACAATACCAACTAGCACCACTAAGATGCTCATAGCTCCGCTTACAACAATATCTGTGATTTGATTCATTTCTTTTCTCCTTTGTTCTTTTTGATTAATTTATTAGGTTCTTCAATTCCTTCTTTAAGTTGGAATTTTTCATGATCAATATTTCGTTTTACAAGATGATCCAGCCCAGGGATTTCAACACCTAAAGCTGAAAGACTGGCTAGAATGCTAGATCCGTATGCTGCCATCATTGCTACAATGAAGGCATCAACTACAGGCCCAAGATTCATATATAGGGCAAATGGATATCCGATCGCTACAATCAAGATCATAGCTGTGTGACTTACTAGCCCTTTTCTCCATTTTCGACTTGAAAACTCATGATAAGCCCATGCTCTAGATACCCCTAAAACGATATCTAAAGCCACAATGGCCATCAAGAGAAAAACAATCATGTGTTCATCAATTCCGTGATTATAAAAATCGCGTACTACTTCAATTATTCCAAAGATTCCATCTGGCTCTTGATACATCAATCACACTCCCATCATTAAGATCCAGGTTGTGCTATTGGTTGATTTCCAAGAACTCTAGAAGGTTGTTCAGGCTTATGTTCTTTCGGCATTTCCCACTTCCATACAGCCAGTTTCCCATCTTGGGATAGCTTGCCTTCAAGCTCTTCCACGCTTTCGCCGTTGTAAGTGAAGTCTTGATTGACCTGCACCAATACACGATTGCCTTCGCCGTATTTAGCGACATGATTTGGATTTGTCACTGCAAAAATATCATGTGCCTTATACTTCTTACCGACTTCTCCAAGATCTACCAGCTCCAGACCACGAGCATAGAGCGTTGGATCGATAGGATTATCTGTGTCGGTCACAGCCACAAGAACAGCCCAGTCCGCTACATTTTTGATGTTTTGGATTTGGATTGTTTTAGCTTGATTGTATGTCTCAAGGACTTTAATCTGCTTGATAGCATTATTATTAGCTTCAATAGACTTATCTAGTTCTTTCTTCAGATTCACAACTGCCCCAGACGGGTCCAGCTCCATCCGAACGATATTTAGAACAGCCTCAACTAGAGTAGCTTCATCTTCTTCAATGCGGTTATTTGATAGGATTTCTTCAAAGACTCGATACGGGAAGTCTTGCTTGATTGCTACTTTGGTCGTGTTTGTGATAGGGTCGAAAAATCTTGATTGTACTTTATAGTCCATTAAGCATTTACCTCATTTTTGTTTTTGATTTCTTCAAATAAGTCCTTTAGATCTTTATCAGATTCAAGAACAGAGCGATAGACTTCAACTTCTTCATAAAGTTGAGCTATTTTTTGTTGTTTGTCATTCAGTCGGACTTTATATTCGACCTCATTGAGTGTTTTATCACTGAGCTGTTGGTTTAGCTCAGTGATGATTGCTAGTAAGATATTTTCTTCCATGTTATCTCCTTTTTATTTAAAACTGTATTTATTCAAAACCCCAGTTATGTGGGTTCTGATATTTTGATTTTTTAAATCCCAACCATATTTGGAAATTTGGCCAAGACAGGTCAGTAAATCCCATAGATAAGTACCAACGTTATAAGCATTTTTACCTATAAAGATGTTATCTATCCAAGCGCCCGAAAAGTGCTTATCTCCACGACCTAAATTATGACGAACCCCTCTTTCATTCATCGGGATCAGATATGAACTGCCATCTCTAGTGTTGTTGTGGAATACCCAAGGACTTCTGTATCGACCGTTTGAATAGAGGATGATACGGTCTGATACGACTTCATAGAGCGATTCATTTTCTGCCCCGCTCTTACCAGACCAGAGACGAGTTCCAGCGAATGTCTCATTTTCGGTATTTTCCGTTTTATCGTGATTAGTACCGATTACGATTCGGGCAGCCTTCGAATCCCTCACCCGCTCACCGATGAATCCGCTCTGGTTTAATTTGATGAACTCTGATGCTGTAGTATCATCAATCCGCCTAATTACTCCTGTGTTAGAGTATAAATTAATACTTCCATCGTTTAGATTAAAGTCAGTCGCTTTATTAATTGAAAGCAACCGACCACCCTGCATACGCTCAGCGCTGAAATCAATCGAGTTAATCTGAGTGATAAAGGCTCTCTGAGAAGTCAATTCTCGGATGAATGCCTGGTTGGCAATTAATTTACTGATCAAGGCATAGTCAACCTGAACCTTATCAGCAGTAACAGCGTTAGCTGCCAAAATTTCACTGGTCACAGAACCAGCTTTGAAATGACCTGTCTCTAACGTACCCGTTTTA